ACCGTCCGAAAGCATCGCTGGGATGTCGTCAGAGGTGCCGGTGCCGGGACCGTTAATCGGGCCAGTTTTACGCGGGAACTCCTTGTCCATGCTGCCGCCCTTTGCACGACCTTGTGGCTGAGCTGGAGGTGTATAACTGTACGGGTTGAATAGATTGCTAAACGCCGTTGTGTTGACGCCGCCATACCTTAGCCTGTCCTCTTCTTTTTGCAGAGGGATACCTGACATAAAGTCCTCAAAGCCCTCGGGTGGAGCGGTCTCCTCTTCCTCGAATCCGCCACCCAGTGCCATGATGCCGAGGCCGGTTGCGGCGAGGGGGGCATACGTACTGATTGGGCCGGGCAGCTTGGAGGCGTAAAATTCTCCAACTCTAGACGTTTTACTTGCTGAGAGGATTTGATCGTCAGACAATCCCGGAAACGCTGCCCTTGTTTGTTTCAAAGCATCTGCAGCACCAGCATCTCGTATCCGACCCGGCAGTATTCGATCAAGACCTTTTTGGAAGATGTTTTTATCGGCGCCAATTGACGCATCAGCGCGCATCGACTCTGGAAGAGTTAAAGACTCGGGATACTGCTGACCAACCCTAAAGCCTGATTGCCCCTGTGGCTGTGCGCCAGCTCTCCCTATGTTTAGGGTGCCACCGCTTGTTGTTTGCGCCACTGGGGCGGACATTGTCCTATCAAATTGCCCTTGGGTAAGCGGTGTTCTTAAATCACCCTCAGTACCTATAATTCTTTGAGAAGCAGCCTGTTGCGCCAATGGCGGCGCACCCGGAGTCATATCAACGGTAAAGTCAGTAGGCAAGCTACCTATGCCCTGATCCGCAATCGAGGTGCCGATCGGTGTGCGTGTAATTGGGGTCTGCTCGCCAAGGCCAAAGGTGCGAGCACCCGTATCAGCTGCAGGCGCTGTGCCGAGTTCCGGCAGCGGTTGAGCAGCCTCAGCCGGTGCGCCAGTGAAGAACTCTTTCGCCTTGGTGAACTGACCACCAACGGTGGTAGGTCCGGTGTAGCTACCCGCCTGAAACGCCTGCGCTCCACCCATGAGACCCGCGCCAGCACCTGCAGTTATGCCGCCAAGTGCGCCTGCACGAAGGGATTCTTTCAGGTTTCCACCGCCCAACGCAGTTGAGCCGGCTGATCCTACAAAACCAGAGACAGCAGCAACGCCTGCAGTGGAGCTGACGCCCATCGCAGCGGCAGCGGCTGGTCCTAAAAAGAAGGCCAGAGCCATCGTGGTTACTATTTTACCCACGCTGGACGATGCGAACTTTTTGACAGCCTGACCTACCTTTTTCAGGGCTTTTTTGGCGCCCTTGAAGATCTTCTTGATGAAGAACTCTGGCATGCCGGTCATGGGGTTAATCGTACCGCTGCCGCCCATTTGCTTGAGCATTTGAATCTCACGCGGGGAAACGTGCGCCAGCGTCGTGTCACCGTAGCGCCCCTGCTTGGCGATGGCATCAGCCAGAGGGTTCAGCGATGCGATACCGCCCTGAGCAAAGCCCATCGGCGGTCGCGCCATGCTTGTCATGCCCCGCAGCTCATCAAGGGCGAGGTTGAGCGCACTGAAGAACTCGGGGTCAAAGACAGGGGGCAGCAGGTCTTCCGGGATGTCCTGTGCAAGATACTTTTCGCGTATCTGCGCGTATTGATCTGGCGAGGCCAAGACCTCGTCAACGAGCTGATTCAGCACGTCCATCACTTCCGGTGGGAGATTCAGTCCCTGCAGCTCTGCTTTAAACTCAGCAACGGCAACGGGATCTGCTTCCCCTGCACTCGCAAGCAGGTCGGCTGAAAACTCAGAAGGAGGAATTTCTTGACGCATTTGCTCGAAAACTGCAAGGTTCTCTGGCGTCATCTGTTGATCAGCGGGAGCCATTTGGGGGGCACCCATTCCCGGCATAGCATTAACCATGTCTTTTTCCTTTAGAAGTTAAAAGCCACACGGGGCTGCGCGCCGGGTAAGGTCGCGAGAATACTTAAAATTATCAACGAAGATGCCTTCATTGTCCACTCTTACGACCGATCAGTCTCTAAATAGGACAGCACGAACGTCACAGTCGCCACGCTTGCCGTCACCTTCAGCACGTCTGTAGCTTCTAAGATACAGGGCACGCCGCTGAAGACGTCCATCGTCTGGTTCGTGGGCAGCTGATAGGTCTTCAATAGCAGGTGCGCCGTAGCCCCTCCAGCTGGGTAAAGGTTGACTGAAATCGACGCAACCGAGGCGTTACCGTTGGTCACTCGCAGCGATGACAGCACAGCCGTGTTGGCCGCTGGCACTGTGTAAATGGTCGTTTCTGTCGTCGCAGCTGGTATGAGCGGCTTTCTCAGATACTTGTTTGACATGCTGATTACCCGGCTGACACAAAGTTGATGGTGAGAATCACAGACGGTATTTCAGGCCGTGTTGGGCTGGTGCCTGCTGCGTAATGCTCAAGATACACGTCAACATTGTCGGACCACCACGCGATCTCCAAATAGTTCACAGCAGGGTCGGTGACCGTGAAGATACCTGTCACAGCGGGCACCACGTGCGCCCAGATGGTTGCGCTCTTGCGCGCAGGTATATCAAATCTGGTATTGCTGAGCGGGTAGTTTACACCCGTGTCCTTCGCCCAGATCTCAAACTCAGCTGCCGTATTGCTGCGATTGGTCATCTGCAACGTGAAGGTCACCAAATACTGTCCGCTGCAGGGGACGTAGATCTTGCTGTTGTCCACCACGCGGATGCCGTTGGACAGCGCAACTGTATTGTAGGTAACCAAGTTCTCGCTGGTGATGCCGGCACTGGTCTGATCAGCATCTGAAATCAGCATGGCATGTGGCTGCATCATGCCGTTAGACAGCTGGAACCCGCGTATACCACCAGCAAAACCGCCTCCCGCTCCGCTGCCTGCGCTCATCCATGTTGATGCGCCGGCAATGTTCTCACCGGTAACGGGGGTGTAGGTCGTATTCAGCTGCAGGATAATCTGCTCAAGAGAGCGCACCAGCTGGTTAAACTGCTCGGGTGTGTACTGCGCCGAGGCGTTGGGCAGACGGACGTTGTTAATCTTGCTCATCGCAGACCATCCGGCTGCAGGTCAACACGCAGCGTACCGTAGCGCCACGTAGCACCCAGCTGGTTGTTCTCGATGGTAATCGATATCTGCCGACCACGCGCTCGGGTGTCCACTTTGGTGGTCGCTGGCGTAATGATGTACGGATCAAGCGAGCTGGGGCTTGCTAATGCCTGCGGGAATGCGCGCAGCAGCAGCCGTATTGTCAGATCCCCAACTTGGTTCTTGAAGTCTGGGATAAAGCGCGACATCAGCAGCATGTTGTCGCCATCACCGATGTCAAAGTAGCCAGAGGTCAGCAGGGACTCCAGCGGCAGATTCACGTCGTCTGTGCCGGTCTCATGCTGATAGATCAGCGCCCTGCCAGCAGTCAGCCCGTAGATCGTGCTGATGGTGGCGTTGGTTGCGTCAGGCTCGTACTTCGAGGCCAACGGCTTGGGGTAGGCGCTCAGATCTACCCACGACGTTCGCGCCATCGTGCCGATCGCCCATGTGTTCTCAAGATAATTGTACGTGACGCATCGATCGATAAAGTCGCTGGTGACAGAGCAGTACCACCACGTCACCTCGTTAAACTGGCTGTTCAGACCAACATGTACCTTCGTCTTTTGCACCTGATTAAGGTCCTTGAACACGTAGTCCTGCACGGTACAGGGAAGCTTTTTCACCGTACCGTCGAACAGGTAGAACGCCTCGGTGCCCATCCAAAAGGCAAGCCCGTTGACGTCCACCGCAGCGTGTGGGCCAATGCATCCACAGTTTGCACCGAGCTGCTGGAAGCCGAAGGTGAAGGGTGGGCCAATGTACTGCTGACCGTGCAGCGCCGTGTCGGTAAAGATCAGTATCTGACCGCGAGAACGGATCGCCGTAATGATTGTGTTGCCGTCCGTGAGCCGTTGTCCGCCAGCCGTGTTCGTCGCGCTCTCAACAAACTGAGTGATGTCCTCCTGATTGGAGAATCGCACGAACATGGGATCTTGCGTCGATGGACTGCC